ATGAATATGCATATGCCACAAAGTGTGTTGGCAGAAACCGAATTAAAAAATTTAGCAGCAATCCCATATCAAATGATAAGTCCAGCAAAGAATTCGCCAATCATTGGTATATTCCAAGATTCAATGTTGGGGTCATATCGTTTTACCCGACCAAATATTAACTTTACGCCCCGTGAAGCGATGAATTTATTGATGTTATCGCCGAATGTAAATATGGATAAGTTGCGTGAAAATGGTGACAAAATAAGTAATTTTGATATTTTATCCCAAATATTACCACCAGTAACATTAAAATATAAAACAGATTTGTATGATGAAGATGAAGAATATGACGACTCAAACAATGTATTAGAGATTCGTAATGGTGAATATATTCGTGGTCAAATGGAAAAATCAGTATTAGGGTCAACTACAAAGGGTATAATTCACCGTATATGTAATGATTATGGAAATATGCGTGCAAGCGAGTATATTGATGATATGCAAAATATAATAACTGAATACATGAAGTCGAGTTCATTCAGTGTAGGTATTAGTGATTTGATAGCTGACCGTAAAACCCAAGATAGTATTATACATGCAATATTGACACAAAAACAAGAAGTGCAATCAATCATAGAAAAGGTACACTTAGGTATATTTGAAAATAACACGTCAACCACAAATATTAGCGAGTTTGAAACAAGTATTAATAATGTGTTAAATAAAGCAACAGAACAAGCAGGTAAGATTGGTCGTAAATCTTTGAGTAAAAACAATCGTTTCTTGATGATTGTTAACTCTGGTTCAAAGGGTTCGCTTATTAATATTTCTCAAATGATATCTTGTTTGGGTCAAACCAATGTAGATGGTAAGCGTATCCCATATGGTTTTGACAACCGTACATTACCTCATTTCAGTAAATTTGATGACACTCCTGGTGCACGTGGTTTTATTGAGAATTCTTATATATCGGGTTTAACTGCTCCAGAGTTATTCTTTCATGCGATGGGTGGTCGTATTGGTTTAATTGATACTGCTGTAAAAACATCTCAAACAGGATATATTCAGCGGCGATTAATTAAAGGTCTTGAAGATATTAAAGTGGAATACGATATGACAGTTCGTAATAGTATTGGAAAGATTATTCAGTTTACATATGGAGATGATAATTTTGATTCAACAAAAACAGAAAATCAAAAGATTCCATTGGTAAGTATGACATTAGAAGATATTTATAATTATTATGATATAGCAGGTGTAAATAATGAGAAAACTGTGTTAAAGGACATATATACAAAAGGTACTATTTCAAGAATAAAGAAGCAACGTGAATCTACAAAGGATAAATGTAAAATATATATTGAGCAAATGATTAAGGATAGGGATTCATTAATAGAGGATGTATTTCTTAACAAAAATGAAAATGGTATTAAAATGCCAATCGCCTTCCAAAACACAATAGTTAATGTACAGGGTCAATTAAATTTGACACAAAATAGCCTTGTAGATATTACTCCTGAAGAAGCATTTGATTTAATTAACATATATTATAAAAAGTTGGAGAATTTTAATTATGCAAAGCCAAATGATTTATTTGAAATCATGTACTTTTACTATCTTACACCTAAGGATTTGCTTGTTCGTAAGCGTTTCCATAGAAAGGGACTCATTTTGTTATTAGAAACAATTGTAATGAAATATAAACAAGCATTGGTTCATCCAGGTGAAATGGTAGGTGTTATTGCTGGCCAATCTATTGGTGAACCAACTACTCAATTAACTTTGAATACATTTCATTTAAGTGGTGTAGCATCAAAGTCTAATGTTACTCGTGGTGTTCCTCGTATTGAAGAAATTTTACGTTTGACTAAGAATCCAAAGAATCCATCTATGACTGTATTTTTACACAAAAATGAAGAAGGTACTCGTGATAAGGCAGAACATTATGCCAATATGTTAGAACACACCAAAATTTCAGATGTAGTAAAAGGTGTTCAAATTTGTTTTGACCCAATTGACAAAGAAACTGTAATGCCAGATGACGAATTAATTATGAAACAATATTATGAGTTTGAAGATATTGTAGAAGAATGTAATAAAACTGAAACTACTACAGATGAAAATGGAGAGAAACAACAAACTTCCAGATGGGTCATCCGTATTACATTTAATGCAGAAACATTATTTGAAAAGAATATTACAATGGATGATATTCACTTTGCTATTAACAATAGTTATGGAGAAGAGGTTACATGTGTATACTCGGATTATAATGCAAAGAATTTAATATTCCGTATTCGTTTAAATAGTGATGTATTAAATAAGGCCAAGAAGCGTGGTGTTGCCAGTTCACTTGACCAGTCAGATGAAATATATATGTTAAGAAATTTCCAAGAAATGATTTTGAATACAATTGTATTACGTGGACTTCCTGGTATAACAAATGTATTACCGAGAAAGTTGCAAAATATGGTATCCAAAGAAGATGGAAAATATGTTCAAAAGGATATTTGGATTTTAGATACAACTGGTTCTAATCTAATTGATGTTCTTGGATTAGATTATATTGACTGGGTTAGAACATATAGTAATGACATAAAGGAAGTATTTGATACATTGGGTATTGAAGCTGCTCGCCAAGTGTTGTTTAATGAATTAGCAGAAGTTATGGATTTCAGTGGTGTTTACATTAACTATCATCATTTGAGCATATTGTGTGATCGTATGACAACAAACCAGAATATGGTGGCTATCTTTAGGTCAGGTATTTTAAATGATAATATTGGTCCAATTGCTAAGGCTACATTTGAAGTACACACAGAAGTATTGTTGGAATCAGCAAGACATGCGAATTTTGATAATATGCGAGGTGTATCTGGAAGTGTAATGATGGGACAAACCGGTAGTTTCGGTACAGGTATGTTTGATTTGGTATTAGACATGGAAAAAATGCAAACATTGGATACACAAGATATCTCTCGTAAAGACCGTAATGCTGAGATAAGTTCTATGTTTGGAAGTCTTGAAGATCCAAATGAACCATGTTCAAGAAATAATGTGGAGATTTCTAATTATATTTCCAATGTTACAGTACCAGAAATAGGTGAGTGTGATGATGATTATGATATGGGTATTTAGAAAAATATAAAAAAATTAGATATATTTCAAATTATATATAATTTTTTATTGATTATTTTATGATAATATTATATAATATAATGAGTACTCCGCCTCAGTTTCACATGGATGGTACGACACCCCCCAATACACCCAACCATAATCTTAATGAAAAAACACCTCCCAGAATACGTAGAATCGTAGACGACGAGATACACAGAATGGAAAAAAACTCATTAAAAAATGCGGAGATGAGAATGAAATATGAAAAAATAATAAAGGAATGTGATGATAAACCAGATGATTGTAACCACTTTAAAAAAACTGCGGCTGAAATTTGGTTAAATAAACATCCAAAACATAATGAAACTTCGCCAATACCAATTCCGAAGGTCAACCGCTGGTATGTTAAATCTGGTGGAAAGAAATCCAAGAAATCAAAAAAGTCCAAAAAATCTAAGAAACAAAGAAAAACTCGTAAGAAGAGTAAAAAGTAATATATAAAATTGATATTAATCTGTCAATATGACAGAATAAAATAATAAGGAAAATCTAAAATGACATGTTATAATATTATGATAGCTGATAATATTATTCAATTATACAATGATTATAAAAAGAACGGAGGTTTTGGTATGTTTGTATTAGATGATTTATTAGGTAAAAATATTAAAGCAGATGACATACCTCAAATAGTACATCTTGAATGTAAGATAATACAATTATACCATATAACATATAATGTTCCAATAACACTTGATATATTAGAAAAAAAATATCTTGGAAGAAAACGAGTAAATGTATATATTCGTATAAATTACCGTATTAAGAACAGTATAAAAAAGGCTCCAAAAAATTTTGATATATATACAAATTTTATGAAAAATAATTCAATCAAAGGATACACGACCCGTGAGTATTGGAGAGAAAAAGAAGAAATGGAAAATGAATTAATACTGTAATAAATTAAAAATATTGTATATTGAAAAGTATATGTATAAATGTATATGATGCATTTAATATTATTATTATTATTAATAACCATTTCATATGGAATAGAACAAATATCATTTAGCGGTGGTGGTGCATTTGGTGCAGTGGAAATAGGTATTTTAAAAAGAATAGTAAGTGAAAATCCAAAAAAATATGATAGATATACCGGAATCTCAGCAGGTGGATTGAATTGTGGTTTTTTATCGTACTATTCAAGTATAAATGAAGGAGTAAAAGATGCAGAAATAATGTATTCAAATATTCGTAATAATGATGTGTATGAAATACTACCAATAACAAGTAATTCGTTGTTGAATACAAAACCTTTACATAAAACATTAAATACGATTATCGCGAATATGTCAAATGAACCAGTAATAGAAACACTAATAGGAGCAGTAAATTTGTACACAGGTAATTTAGATACATATAAGTATGATTCAACTTTAAACACAGAAGATAAAATAAAGTTATTAATGTCAACATCTGCAATACCAGTAGTTTTCCCCCCGATACAGTTTAAAGGTTACATGTATGCAGATGGAGGAACATTAAGTAATGAGTTATTAGATATCGTACATTCTCCTGAATATTTAAACATCACCTATATAACTCCATATGATACAATGATTGAAGATGACGATGCGATAGACACAATAGAAGAGATGATAATGAGAACATTTCGAGTAGTAAAACACAATTATAACAATCCAATTACACAATTAAATCAAAATTGTGAAAGTCCTTATGGTGAGATAAATTATTATTATGTAACTCCATCTGCATTATCGGGTTACAGCATGTTGAATTTTAATAAAGGAATTGAATTAATAAATATAGGTTATCTCAATACAAAGAGTAAACACTATAAATTATGTTAGATTCATTATTCATACAAAATGTATAATGAATTAAAAAAATATTTATGCTTTTTTCTTACGAGGTGCTTTAATTTTTAACTTAGGTACAGCAATCTCATAATCACCTATAAAATCATCAAATGATTTGAAATGTTCTGTATATGATGGAGATTCAATTAATTGTTGAAATCCAATCAAATCACTAATCATAGAAGGTGGTGTAATTAAGTTATATTGATTATTACTTATCATACGTATAAAGAAGAACTCATCATTTTCGGGGTCACCCGCTAATCGTAACCATTGTAAATTATTATTGAAGGGTAAAGAAGAATTACTGTGAAACAATATAATTGGTAATTTCATGTTTATAGAAATAACCCAATAATCAATAGCAGTTAACATATAATCATCACCCATAATCATAACATCAATATTGATTTGTTTTTTCTTAAGCATATTAACATGTGATTTCCCTTGATTATTGAATATATCACATAATTTTAATAAATAGTTCTCAATGATAGGTTTATAATAACTACATAAACGCTTTTTAATATCATGAATATTTTCATCAATTTGCAGATATGTTTTCATAATATGTAATATAATGTAAAAACTACACTGAACCGAGGTATTCATAACATGTTCCTTAGCTCCATCATGTAGTATTAAATGCCAATTACTCTTATCAACAATAACATCACCGACAGTAGATACACATTCTTTTTGTAATACATTAGATGAGGCATTGGTGCTATTATTGTATTGTTGTTCTAATGTAATTTCATTTTCACTGGTAGGGAGGTTTGATGTTGTAGGATTTGCAAAATCATAAGAAATATTTTGTATATATTTATTTGTTGGCATTGGAATCAACTCATCAAAATTTTCAGATATAATTGTAGAATATAGAGATAATATTTCATCTGCATTTATATCATATTCAATATCGCCAATATTTAAATACTTGGTAGGGTCTAATATAAATAGACGAATGCGATTATATCTAACCAATTCGTCTGTTAACCGAGTATAATAAAGTAATTCATTTTCATTATCACTTATTAAATTTTGTTTTGGTATACATAATTGATTAGATTTTCCACTACATAGTCCAATAATATCGTCTTTGTTTATAAGACCATTCATATCATTTATTTTATCCAATACATCTTTATCAAAATCAACAAAAGAAATATGGGGATTCATTGTGTGTTGTATAATGGAAATCAGCATTTTCATTTTAATATTGTATAGGTATTGTTTATTTTCTATAATACCGACAATTTCATCGCGTATGGTTTTATATTTATAATTAGACAATAATACACGTAATTTATTACGGAAAAGTTTATAGAACTGAGTTTCAAGAGAAATATTTCGTATTGTTTGTGTGCGTATAGAATCATTAGATGTATCTGTAGAAAGAGACTTATCTGCTTGATAATACTCATTGTCTTTATAACCATGTACTTGATACTTAGGAATACCATCTTCAATAGTATCTTGTACAGGTTCACTGATTTGGATAAATTGATTCGTTTCTGTGAATATTCCAACAATCAACCCGTCTTCTGTAACCTTGAATTGTGGTTTACATAATATTTTTCCTTGAGATTTATCTGAAATTTGTAGTAATCGGTCACGAGTAGTTTCATATGTTTGCCATTCAACCTCGTCTGTAAAAATCATATTAACATTATCTATATTACTGGATGGTGCAGTTGGTATATAAAAACCATTATTATCGGTAATTCTCGACTTAACAATAAATGCAATGGTTTTTCCTCTATAATTACGAACTTGATTATCAACAATTAAACGGTTTTCTTGTAAAATAGTATAAATTTCGGCAGCAGATATATTTGTTTTATAGTCATAAACGTCAGGCATACTTGGTCTTGGTTTGCAATACTTATTGGTAGTTTTATTAATTATAGAAAATAAGTTTAATAGATTAGATGGAGTATTTTGTTGGTAAAAAATTTTAACAGCATTTTTCTTGGTGTGTTTTGATAATTTGGTATTACCATACAAATATATAGGTTCATATATATTGTCTTGTTTCAATAATATACAAGTACCTTTTTTTATGTCAAACATTCGCGATGTATATGAATTTGTTGGACATAATAGAGACACATTGTTGGTGATATCATGATTTATAATTTCAATTAATGCAATATTAATACCATCTTTAAAAATACCAGTATCAGGTGAACTAATAATATCCCACATATAGGTATGATCAATGAATGAGTCGTCATTTTTTAAATAATTTAAAAAGTTTTGGTAAGAGGCAATTGTATCTTTCAAAAATCTATTCTGTGATATATTCTCCAAATTATTAAAACTCTGGTAAAATTTGGTAGTTCTGTATTTTTCAACAGTGATATCACTAATAGATGTTTTCTTAGGTTGAAATATGGAAACAATAGAACCATTATTTAACTTTATATAAACATCTAATGTAATGTGTGATGCAATAATTTTTCGCATTTCAGGAATAGTAGGTGTATTGATATTATTATGATATGTATATATGTCAGCAATACAAGCAATGAATGATTGATTATGTGAATACTCTACCCCATATCTTAATAAAGGTGTTTCTGTTTGTCGTATTAATGCAGGATTATTTTTAGTAACAGAGGTTGAGTTATCTGTTCGCAAAAAGAGTTCTACAGATAATGGTAAGAATCCCCATCTGGATGCATCAATAGGGAATTTATCATGACCTAATACATTCATACCTTTTCGTTGTTCTTTTACGGGTTTATCAACAGTATTATTGCTTGTGTTAATAACATCATCATTAGACGGGTTGGTCTGTTCCACTTTTCCTTGCTTGTTAATTAATTTTCCAACAACCTCCGGATTTCCACGTAACTCACTATCCATAACACCACACTCTTTACGGCGGATATTTTGTTGTGTTGTATTCATTTCTTTAAAACAGCATGGTAAACAACTATCAGGATGTGATTTTGCTCCTAAGAAACCAGGTCTATGTTGACGATAATTATTGTCCTTATCTTTATGTTGACGTTCATCAGTAAATTCATAAATATAATGACCAGGTGGTGGATTATTTGACTTAGAAGATGGTATAATTTTGCCACCACATTCACCATCTGCAACTTGTTTATCAGTCATAGGTTTATTGGTTTGTAAACACCAATATCTTGGACATACGTACCAATACTTGTTTTCTGGATTAGAACCATATGGCATAGCTACTTCATATGAGTTTTCATCCATCGCTTCTAACTCTTCTTTTGTCAAAATAACAGGTTGTCTATTACTTTGACTTGGACAAACTCTTGCATAAGAATCATAACGCCCGTCTTTTTTGGTACGAAATAATGTGGGTTCAAGTTTTTTCATTTTATCAAAAAAATTACGGTTTCCACCGAAAAATAAGTTATCATCATCACTGTCACTATCGTCTTGAAATAATAATTCATTATCATTAATAGATTCTTTTACTGCAGGTTTTGGTGAATTATTGTCATCATCATCATCATCATCATCATCATCATCATCATCATTATCATCAAAAAATATACCATCGTCATCAACATCAGTGTCAGCATCTATTTGTGTTGGAATATTGGAGGATTGAAGAGAATAAGGTTGAATACCTTTACTGCTAACAGCTACAATGGGTTCTTGTATAATTACATCTTCAATCTTACTTGTTTCGGCCATTTTTTTCAATAATGTATCCTTGGATATAGAAGATTTATCAGGATATTGAGTAACCCGTAAAAATGTATCAAAATAACGATGAATAACATCAATGTAATGTATAGACGTAATCTCACTCACATCAAGTGTCAATTCTGGAGTTGCGTATGCATTTGAAATATGAATTAAACAAGGAAATCCTGGATTTTCTGCGATATCAACCGTTTTATTTATATAATTACCATTCAATAATATATGTGAATTCAAGTAATCGGTGATATGTTGTTGAGCTTCTTCATTAGTAAATGAAAAATTATCCATAATATATTTTTTTACAGTACCCCAATCATTCGTGTTTTTATATATTTGTGTAATCATGCTATTGATAGCAGTCATTTCTTTATAATTTTCAACACGAGTAAATCGTAATATTGCACCTTTATTAATATTAGGTTGATACACATGGAACATGTTAGACATAAGTGTAGTTAATTCGGTAGTTTTTATAGGAGTAGTATAGGGAACACTACATATATAACTAACATTAACTATTTCAACTTGTTCATCATATATGCTATTAAATGTGGAAATAGTATATCCAGACGTTTCAATTATTCTATTTATTTGAGAGATGATTATATTAATTTTATTATTTAATAATATATTTAATTTATAAGCAGAAATGTGGTGTTTACATTCCCCTTTTATTACAACATCGCCATTGTTATTAATATGTATGAAAATGAATTCTGTAGTATTTTCATAAGTATATTGTGTAACAAATGATAATTGTTTTGGCTTATTTAAATTTTTAGAAAAAGATATAATTTGTGTTCGTGACAATAGTGGTATTTTTTTTCCAGTTTTGGTTCTGGCATTGGTATATAAACGATAAATGGGTTCTCTACGTAAACCCGAATTGTATTTTATATAAGGAATATCATTTGTCGCGTGAACTTGTTTAAAAATATATTCAAGAGGCAATATGATGTTTGTAATCGGGTGCAAAACCATATGAAATTTATTAATACCATTTTTAGAATAGGGTAGTTTTTCAGGTTGTTTATTATAAAGATTATAAAAGGTATCAATATTTTTATATTTTTTGAATAATTTTGGTTTCATAAGTTTCTTAGTATCTTTTATTAAATTGGGCTTTTGTTTTATTAACTCATCAGTAGTTAATATCTCTAATTTTGACAACATTGGATAATATAATTTTATAAAATAATCACTTGATATAGAATGAGTATCGCTATATTTAAAAACATCATCAGCAGTACAAACATATAAAGTATTATTAATCAAATTACCATAAGATAATAATAAATGATTTTCAAATGATAACAATGCATTGTTATTTGTAGTATGAAATACGAGTTCTTGATTGTGTAATACATTGAACGGATTAGTTGAATATAAAAGTTCTCGTGATTTTACAAAACGTCTTCCAATTGGTATAGAAATATCAATATTATATGTATGTTTTGAGAATCCTTTCATAAACTCGACTAATGTGTATGTGGGTTGTTCCATATTAGCAAAATAAGATAGTGTATCTTTATCAACGATTTCAAGATTGACTAACAATTGTCCAATAATAGGTTTTGTTAATGGTATAGTTTCATTCTTAGTAATCTCCAAATATAGTTGATGTAAATGTATTGATATAGTTTTTTTAGAAAACAAATATAATTCACTGTAGGATAATAGTGGCATATCAAGTTCATGTAAAATCTTTTTTTTTATAATATGAACAGAGTCGTCAGGATGAAGTTGCATACTTGATGATTGAATTATAAATTCAGTAGTATTATTTTGTAATTGTTCATACTCACTAAATATATCATTATCTTTACTAATTGGTTTCATACTTCCTTGAAACACAACCATTTTTTTAATAGTATTTGAATGATTTAAAATACATACCTTCATAATGTCTTTCGTGGGAATAGGTTCTTCATATTGTATAATAGATTCAATATTGCCTATATCTTCCATATATACAGATGCTTATAGATTATATACCTATTTTTCTATAATATAAAAATAATTTTTATATTATTATATTAGCAATAATGATATCAATATAGTAAGTTCTAAGCGTCATAATAAGGATTATCATGTATTTTCATTCCACAATATTCACGTGGGGCAGATTTATAATCAACTGGGTTAAGTATATTCGCTTCCTTAGCTTGTTCTAATAGAAATTTAAAGTTTTGCCAAAATTCACTTTTATGTCCAATAGATTTGGTCATAACATGTGAAAGTTCATGTATAGCAACGAAAGATAATGTACTTTCATCAATTAAAATTTCATTTTCATGTTTCTCTTTATTTAAACAAAAGGCTATTTTTTCACCTTTATTTTCACTATATGCAGTAAACTTACTGGTAGGTAATGTTTCCATAACTTTTGTAGGATTGAAATTAGTATGTAAACGTTTAACATTTTCTTGGTCGGGAAATTTACCGTAAACATAATCAACTAATTGTTTACATTTTTCAGTAACTTTTGCTAATAAATCGGCGGCCTCTTGTAATTTATTACGTTCACGTACACAATATTCATTACCATCAACAGTAGATACAATGCATTTTAAATCAAATGCACCATAATTATCAAAATATATGTATAAGCATCCAATAATGACTATGCCTGTTAATAAGAATCCTAAAATTTCATATTTATCCATGATTTATATATTATAACATGATTAAAAGTTACAGTATTATTGGTATAATTTATACCATAAATAAATATGAATTACTAAAAACAAGTATGCTATATTTATTCCAATAATATATTGACTGCTGTAGTTATACTTATATGAATACGTAAGTAATATGAGTGTTGTTATCATAATAAATATGGAACATAACATACCAAATAATGCATGATAGGTTATATCTTTTGCTGCTTCTTCGCTAATAGACATAGAAATGAATAAGATATAAAAATATAATATAGGCATACCCCATAAAAATGCGATTATTTTTATATACGCAGGATGATTTTTATATAGAGATGAAGCATATGAGAATAAAACAGTGATTAATCCACCACTTAAGAATTCGGCAATATAAAACATATATTATATAATGTTAAAAATTAATCATGACTAAATCATATAAACGCGTTAAATTCATTATGTATTACTATATAATGAATTAATGGAATTAAACTATTTACTTGCAGGGACCAAGCTCAAGGGGGACACGAGCGAAATCGGTTTCAATGGTACTTTGGTTCCATGGACCAACCTCGGCCTTGGGGACAATAGGGTCGGAACGGAGTTGTAAATTAGCATTGCGTAAAGTTTGACCAATTGTATCTAATCCAATATGGTGACCAGCCTTCAATAAGTCAGGCATAGCGGCATTTCCAGATTTGGAAGCATTAGGATTTAATGCAGACCATTGACTATTTTCGTCAGCGGGTAATAAGTCGGTAGGATTAGCAACCTCGTGTGTAGCATATCCACTACCAGAAGCAGTACTACCAGAACCATCAGCAGCAGCTTCTACCGTTTCGGGCTTTTTCTCAGCCTCTTCTGTACCATCTTCCATTTTTTCGGCAACAGCCATCTTGCTGCTGAAATTTTGGTTAATTAACCAAACTAATAGTAAAAATACAAGAATTCCCACAACTCTTTGAGGTGTGAAGAATGTTTTCATTCCATTAAATGACTGTTTTAAAATTGAGAGAACTGTGCGAAACATTCTGTTTATATAATAACGGGTGATAAATTATTTATCTAAAATAACATTTTATCTAAACAATCTGTTATCAAATGTCTTTTAAATAATTTATTCTACTTCGTCCATTTCTTCATTTTCACTATCATCACTATCTGTTAAATCATCTAACATATATTGATTTTTTATACGTTTTGCTTCTAAATAGGAAGAAAGTGCTAAATCTCTCGCGATTTTTGCTTTTCTGCAAGCTTCTCTATACATTTCATAATATATATCTTTGTCTTTTTTAATATTTATGTTAACATCATCCGTTAAATCATCTAAATCTATGTTGAATTCTTGTAATTCATTTGTATCTATTGGTTCTATCATTGTATCATCTATTATATTTGCAGGTTCATCCAAATTATCGGGAGTTACTTCATTATTTTCTAAAATAGGTTTATCATTTATTTCTGGTTCAGTTGATGTTACGCCTGTTTCTATTTTTTGAATATCATTGATATCTTTGTCTAAAGAACCTACTCCTATTTCATTTGAATTATCTAAAGTAGAAATAACAATTTCACTATTTTCCATATTCTCATTATTTTCATTAAAATCTGAATCTTCTAAAGTAGGAACATGGATATCTAATTCAGTATTTTCTGCATTATTAATACCTATTATAGGTTTATCTAAATCATTTTGGTTATCATTTTCTGTTTTATTTTCATTTATAGATGTTCCATATTGTGATGGTAATCGTATTACACAATTTGAGAATATTTTCACAGGTTTCATCGTTACCATTTGTTTTATTTCAATGTCTATTTGGAAACTGGTAGATGAACATTTTATACCTTTAAATTCTAAAATACTAATAACGTCTTGTGTATCATTAATTGTATCAATATCTACTTTATTATTATTTTCATTATATATAGTTAGTGCAGGTACACCTAAATTGGTCTCTACATTTACACGAAGAATATAATATTTACCTGTCTTATATATTTTCATAGGGGAAGTGAAATAATTTTCTATATCATGACGCTCTAACATTAGATTACTGTCAAACCATATAGCACGGTTTTCGTGTAAATGTTCGTGGCACATATTTTCTAAATTTTCCATCCATCGTATAAATTCATCATTATCATTGGAAAATACCAAATCTGTATAATATCGTTTTCCTGCTTTTAAAAATCCGTTACGAGTATTACATTTCGGTGTTTGTAAATATAAAGGGTTATTATTTATACCAAACTTTATTAACCAATTACCACCTGTTGTACTTTTTGGTTTAGATAATTTAACAGAACTAAATTGAAAATTATCAGACGCTTCTAAAATACTATCCATTATAGTTATTCTAAGTGGTATCTTTATTATTATTTATAAATATATTCTATTAATTATACGAATTGCGTTAAAATAGATTTATTCTATTAATGCAGTACTATAAGTATTATAGCAAGTATGAGAAATATAAAAGACTCATGTATTAATTATTTGTATAGCGAAGATTCGCGTAAAGATATCAAAGCTGTATTAAGTCCTATTGGAGATTTAATATATAATGAAATGTATTTGTACATATGGATAATCTGTTTTTATAATATTTTTTTATTTATAGCTATTTTAGCCAATTTATATTTACTATTAAAAATTTTAAAATTCATAAAACATAGTAAAGTATATATGTACGAATAAAATATAATTATAAGGTATAATGGGAATTAAACGTTTTAGTCGTAAAAATAAATTAAATAAATCCAATAAAAAGAAAAACCGTGCTGTAGGTAAAGGAACCAGAAAACGTAAACATAAAGATGGAAAATTAACCAGAGATAATTGGATGAAAAAATTAATTTTCAAGGGAGGTAGTGGTGCTGCTGAACACGGTGTATCCGTATTTGGTGATATGAATAACCAACATGTTGGAAATAGTGGGTCAATACATGTTAATCAATTCAATAGTGATACTGTAAAAATAGATGATATAGCCAAGGGTACAGAGGTTGACCCTGCTCAAGTCCAAGAAGGTGGAAAAAAACGTAAATCAAAAAGACATTGAAATACGGCATATTAATTAAAATATAATCTTCATTATAATATTATCATGAGTGACAATATTATTGAACAAATACAAACAAAACCCGAATTTATAGAAAAAGTAAAAAAATGGGTTGTTATGGATAGTCAACTTAAAATTATTAATGAAAAAACAAAACAATTACGTGAAATGAAGTCACAATTAAATCATCAAATATGCGACTTTATGAACAATCATAATTTGGCAAAAAATAAAATTACCATTAGTGACGGTGAATTACGTCTACATGAAAAAAAAGAATACTCTACAATTACATTTGGGTATATTCAACGTTGTTTAGCTGATTTAATTAAAGATGATACACAGGTTGAGTTTATTATACAATATTTAAAAGATAATCGTGAAATTACTACAAGTAGTGATATAAAACGTACTTATAAAAAATCTTGCGATGTATAATACCGAAAAAAAATATCAATCTATTATAATATATAAAATGCAATTCTATGATTCATTTGCAAAAGAGATAATATATAGCAACCAATTCGCGAATCCTATATCTGGTATTCCATTAAACACTTGTATACATAATGAAAAAAAAAATAACGATTTAATGTTTGGAGGTGACGGGTTAGATATTGAACCAACTGATGAATTAAAACGGTTTGAAGGTCTTGTTGTACCCACTGGATTATATATAGGCAATAATGCTGATAATAATTCCAGAGTTTTTAAAAAAACTGAATCAAAAGTTTTACCTGATGATTTGTTTCAAAAATTATTTGAAAAAGTTACCAAACCATTAAAGTACAATAGACGAACCACTATGAAAAAAAGAAAGTAATAAACAGTTATATGATTCTACGTATTATATATTTTATTAAAAATATATAATTTATCTATATCTACGTGTTGACCTACGTTTCTTATGGTGACGTTTATGTTTACGTGTGTATTTTTTTCTGGCACCACCCTTTTTTTCTTCAAGTTCTTCTTCTTCAAATAATTTTTTAAACTGTTTTAATGCCATTTTATTGTTTTCTTCTTTTTCTTCTTTTTCTTCTTTTTCTTCTTTTTCTTCTTCTTCTGTATCTTTATTCTCTGTTTTTGGTGAAGGCAACTTATTTAAATCCATTATTTTCGCTATTGAATCAACATCCAATTTATCCTTTTCACCTTCAAATCCATCAACTCCCTTTAATGTTTGAATATGAGATGATAAGTCAATAGTAGTGAATCCTAATTTTTCACTATCTAACAAATCGTTATAACAATTATATACAAACAGTTCTAATATTAAATGTAAATAATTAGATAATATCTGTTTAGGTACAGTACTAATAATAGTTTGGTACACTTTTATTGTTGGTTCAATTAAAGCGATTCGTTTTTCAATACAGTGTTTTGTTGTTTCTTTTGCAATACTACTGAATAATTCTCGTTTATTTATTTTTAAATTATTATTTATTGATATGAACATGGTATCAATAATTTTTGTCTGTAATGTTTCTCCAACAATTTCATCACACTTTAATAAATTTATAATATGGTCTGTATAATAATTTAAAATAGTTTCTGCTTTACCATCTTTTATTTCACGAGGTTTCATGAGGTCACCTTGCAAACCGCTCATCAAACTCATATCTCCTAATCGTGTTTCTGGAAAATTAACATCAATATCACCTGGGGATACTGCGGTTGCAATGGGTATGGGTATATCACCCATTGCATTTTTCTTTGCATCATCCATTGCACTTGCAGCACCACTTGCAGCACTACCTACACCACTTGCGAGACTACCTACACCACTTGCAGCATCACTTGCAGCATCACTTGCTGCACTACCTACAGCGCTTGCTGCACTACCTACACCACTTGCAGCATCACTTGCTAAGATAACATTAGGGTTATGTTCAAAGGTGTTTGTTGCAAGATTACCTGCAGTACTTGTAAGACTACTGGATGTTACAGTAGAATCTTCGGGTTTACATTTATTTTTCTCATTAAATTCTTTTTCCAAAGTTTGCGTATCTTTACCAAATTCTTTTAATAATGTATTTTTTAAATTTTCATTAGTCTTATCTATAATATAATCATATATAAGTTTCAGTTGTTTCGTTTTAATTTTGATTTCATTACGTATTCTTGTTTTAGCATTATTATACTGTCTAATATCATCATCTCTATTTTTTTTTTGTGACGTGTCATACTTTTTTATTTCTTTACTTTTACGAATAAGTTCTTCGTGTGTACTGATACTATTTTCGTGGCTTTTAATTTCCAAAGACAAAAGATTCTTATAGTAGCCAATATTTTTAAATGTGAACTGTTTTTTATAATCAGGGGATTCATCTTTTAAAAATTTGTCTTGCTCAGTTTGAACATAGTCTGCTCTATTATTGGATGTACATTCAATCGTTTTAGTACCAAACAGATTACCCAAACCGCCAGATTGTTTAATTTCTGTAGATGTAGGAACAAACAAAAATAAATCATGTGCTGTTTTAGCTGGGTCACCGCTAATAGAGTCGGTTATAAGCTCTTTAGATTTGTCTGTCATATACTTAATTGGTTCAAGTTCTCGTGGTTTAGGTTCTCCTGATTTACGTTTACAAGTTCTTAACATACCATCATTACTGAATCGCTGACATATAGCATCAATAATCTTTGTTGTTTCACTTGGCATTTTATCTTTGATTTTTGTTTCCCATTCTTCGTTTACATTCAAGGTTTCCATTGCATTTCCAAGAGAACCAGCTACATATTTTGCAACTAAATTCATATCTATTCGTTTGTATTATCAATACAAAAAAATTGATTAAATATATATAATATAATTAGTATAAATATATCCAATGACTTCTACAAAAATTCGCAAGTTGCGTATAATTGGGTCAGTTCCAATAATAATTCAATCAACATCAAATGTAAATGAAAAACGTCATATAAATGCAAAAACAAAGAAGAAGAAAACAGAAATCACATATCGTGAAAAAGCAAAATTATGGGATATATATGATTTAGACAAGAGTAAAGATAATGCTTCACCAGCAAATGATGTTGAATGTGTATATACAACGCCTAAAGATAACGATTTGTGTATGAGTTGTTCATTTCCATTAATGATAATGGATGACGGATTTCCAACCTGCACAAACGATAGATGTGGTATTATTTATAAAGAAGTTTTAGACTATTCACCAGAGTGGCGATTTTATGGAGCAGATGATAAAAATGCAACAGATCCAACCCGTTGTGGAAATCCAATAAATCCGTTGTTGGTACAATCATCGTTTGGGTGTAAAGTGCTATCATCACATACGTCATCATATGAAATGAAAAAGATTCGTAAATGGACAGAATGGCAATCAATGCCACATAAAGAAAAATCGTTGTACGATGAGTTTCAATTCATAACAGTAATGGCACAAAATGCAGGAATTCCCAAAATATTCATAGATAATGCAATGACCATACATAAAGATATATCAGAACAAAAGATGTTTCGTGGATTAAATCGTGATGGTATTAAGGCAGCATCATTGTACATATCATGTAGATTAAATGGATGTCCTCGTACATCCCATGAGATAGCACAAATCTTTAAATTAGATAAGACAAGTGCAACAACAGGGTGTTCAATGGCGGTAAATATTCTACATAATATTGAACGAGATTTAGATCCATCAAAGCAAACCATGTTGAAAATTACATTACCAAGTTCATTTATAGAAAGATATTGTAGCAGATTAAATTTCAATCCAGAACAAATAATGTTAGCCAAATTTGTAACACATAAAATTGAACAGTTACAAATAATAACCGATAATATTCCCCATGCAATCGCGGCAGGAATAGTATATTTTGTAGCGATTAATTGTGACAATTCATCCTCAAAAAAAGATATAAAGCAAATCTCTGGAGTAAGTGAAGTAACAATAAATAAGTGTTTTAAGAAATTGGAAACATTTAAGAATAAGTTAATACCAGAAGTAATACTGAAGAAGTATCAAAAATAAAACATAAAAACAACAATAATATTGGTGTAAATATACAATAAAAAGTAAACAGATATTATATATTTAATGGAAGACGAGAATATAAAACTTGAAATAAAACCAGTTGAACCGACAATACATGTTCCAAAATTAATATTTATTATCCCGTATCGTGATAGAGAACAGCATAAACATTTTTTTATGCGTCAAATGAAATATGTATTAGAAGATATAAAAAAAGAAGATTACGAAATATACTTTGCACATCAGTGTGACAGTCGTGATTTTAATCGCGGAGGGATGAAAAACATAGGGTTTATTGCAATGAAAGAAAAATATCCAAACGATTATAAAAAAATAACATTTGTGTTTAATGATATAGATACAATGCCATATACAAAGAATTTCTTAAATTATGATACAACACACGGTAATGTGAAACATTTTTATGGATATAAATTTACATTAGGTGGTATTGTATCAATAAAAGGTGATGATTATGAAAAAACAAATGGATTTCCAAATTTATGGGCATGGGGGTTTGAAGATAATATGTTTCAAGACCGTGTGAAAGCATGTGGATTACACATAGATAGGTCTGTATTTTATCCTATTATGGATAAAAATATATTACAATTAACTGATGGATTATATAAGATAGTAAACCGTGGAGAACATGATAAAGTTGTTATTAAAAAAACAAGAGATGGAATAAATACAATCACTGAGATAAAATATGAATTTGATAAAGAAAATAACTATATTAACATAACTAATTTTAAATCATTAACAGAACAAAATAGCAAAAATAATACAGTTCATGACTTAAGAAAAGGTAATGCAGTATTTAAATCAAAAAGACGCGGTAAAATATCAATGTTAGTATAATTAAGGAAGACTGGTCCCTCCAAATAATTTGTAAGTTAATCCACATTCATCCTTTGTTTCCCAAACTCCTGATATTTTTACACAAAATGTATCTGGTGGTTTAGCTGATGATAAGTGGCTTTCTTTATAGACTTTCATAAAACCAGATGCAAGTTGCTTAGATAAGAGAAGAACTTTATTAAGTTGTTTTTGTTTCGTTAAAATATAATTTTCTAATATTTTTAACTCTATTTTGGAGAATTCTCTAATTATTGCAACATTAGAAGTATTATGAGGAAAAAATTTAATTTGTGTTTTATCAGAAATTACTTCTATTTTAGTTAACTCGACAGGAAATTCCAGATAAATTCCGTTCATAGTCATATGTGGTAAAATATAAGATAATTTGGTAAAATCACCAGACATAATAGTATTATTTTTAGTATCTAACCATGACACAGAATCAGTGATAAATTGAGATGTATATAAGTTGACGTTCATTATATTTAATATAGTAACCCCATTATTTTTATTAGGGTTTAATAGAAATATTAATTCTATCGGTATATAGTATATTTATGTCTGCCTTATTAAGTTTAAATCCCATACCTCTTATTTCTTGGAAAGGAAATACATTTAACCAAATTAGTTCTTCTATACAAAAAAATGGACAAATATCGAATGGTGAAAATATATTTTTGAAAGCAAAACCTTTAAAACACTATAGACGTGAAATAGCGAGCATTGATAATTCAAATTGCAGTTCAAAATCCTCAATAAAGATTGACATAGTAAATCGTCCAAGTGGAACAATAATTAATTCTACAGCCACAAATATAGGTGGTTTAGAGAATTTAATAGACATAACTTTACCAAATAATACATGCGAAACATATGAAAATTGTAGTGTAGTATTATCTCCTGCAGAAAATGCACGAAACCGTGTTCGTAGCAGTGGAATGATAAAACGAAAATTTATTGATGGTACGTTAAATGACCGTTATTACACAACTTCATCTCAATATTTATCAAGTCGTAACCGCACATTCGCTCAAAACCAATATAATTATATAAGACAAGGTGATTCTACTGCAAAACCAGGTACAAGTTTAGCATCTGCTAATGTATATACAGCACAAGGCCTCAACCAATGCCAAAAATATCATGTAGTAGATGGTGCTTCATTCAAATATAAATGGATAGATGATAATGAATATGATGTGGCAATACCAGCTGGATATTATGCATTAGAAGATATAAATCGTATATTTAAACAAGTAATGTTTACAAATTTACATTACTTAATCAAAGACCAAACTGGTAATACAGCTGAATATTATAGTTCTAATATCTCATATGCAATGCAATTTGCATATAATAATAATAGTAATGTAATTGAATTACAATCCTATCGTATAGATGAGGATGCTTTTCCAACAGCCAGTTATACAATTCCAACTGACACAAATAGTGTAGTTGCTTGGGCAATGGATGCAACAGCGGGAACATATCCCCAATTTATCATAGAAGATAATGTATTTAAAAATGCAGTAGGATTTACACCTGCTACTTATCCTGCTGATAATACAACAAGTGCTGACCCACATAAAGTATCTTTATCAACAGCTACTCCAGGTATAAAACCATTATATGTAAAATTATACTACAAGCCAAACAATCCTCAATTCGCTCAACAAGGGGGTGTATCTGCAAGTGATTTAATTACACGAAAGAAATACAATTCTATCACTAATTCAACAGCATCGTATCGTAATGCAGCTGGTCTGGGTTCATCTGTAGCAAATGCACTTGCATATGGTGTACCTTCACCAGGTTATACTGTAAAGGATAAATTAGGATATCCTATGAAGAAAACACCTACTTTTCCAAAATACTCAACTGAAATGAAAGAATGTACTGTAACGAAGTTTGCCAATGCAATATAAATACCACAGATATAAATAATTGATGCTTTCATAATATAAAGCATCAATCTATTATACACCGATAAATCAATTAAGACGAACACAAAGTGTGTGAACTTAAATGTTCAAAGGTGTAAACAGTATAAAAAATTATGATAAAAAAATATTAACAGGGTTTGTTGTAAAATTATTATGTTGTATTCCAAGTTTTGTGCATAATAAAATAGATTTCTGTATATTAGTATTTACCAAAGAATCTATTTTTTCTTGATTATATTGATTATCAATCAACAATAATGTAGCATGGATATTTTCAAGTTGTTGTTGTCCAAGAATAGCATTATATTCTTCAACCTTTGAAACAAACGATAATGGAATAGAACAATTTAAAAATCGGTGAACATATGGTTGGTTAGTTATATTTGTAGGACTTGATACCATTTTGGTAAAAGCACGTATAATAAAAGGAAAAAATCGTTCACAAGAAGGCAATAGAAAATCTTTACATATAATGTATTTTTCAGAATTGGCATAACGACTTGTATGAGGTTTTGTTATAAAGACTTTATTATAGAAAGAAGATAATATACATAATATATCTGTAGTATGTTGCATAAAACAATCAAAAATTTTTAATATAAATGTTCCATGTTGTTTTTGCATAGTTAATGCAAAACAAGTTTGAGCAAATAAAAGCTTTGCTATAGAAATTTCTTGGTTATTAAAATCTGTAGAAAAATCAAAACCACCATCTGCTGTAATTAAATCAACCGACGAACCATATAATTCTTTACATCCAATCAAATTAGGTAATGATAAGATATTACCTGTTTTATCATTTCCAGTTTCTATATATACATTAGGATTTTGTTTTAAAAAAGATTCAGCTTTTTTCCAACCAGGTATATTTGGATCATTGACTTCATCTTGTAATGTCATACCAATGTAACGGTCATTTTTATTTTTGCGAATCATACAAATCGCTTCAATAAATCCACCTGGACCTTCGGCCAAATGAAATGTAGTAATTGGATTTATAGACTGAGATAATTGGAATGTATGAATAAGTTCAATCATTTTAAAAAATGAACGAGATAATGGTTTATATTTAGCTATACTCTTTTTCTTATACGGTATTACTGTATGAATATATTCGTAAGGATTTGTATATTTTTTATATGTATCCCATTGTGAATCTCTTTCTTCAATCTTTTTTTTTATTTCATATAAATAATCAGATAATGAATTCGAAACAGCTGGTTCAGGGCAACTATCATTTGCAATATAAGTAATATGTTTATGAATTAAAAAAGAATTTTTAGGTAATATATAAAAAGACATTGTGATAATATAAATAGTATACAAATATTTATATTGTTTTCAAGTAATGTAATGCAAAATTATTATTCAACTTTACCTACTATTTTCAACTTAGGTTTGGAACTAATGGTAGAAGATGGTGTTTCTTCGTCTTGTTCCACTGAAAATTGTTTTAGTACTATTTTTTTTTTAGTTTTTTTAGCGATAGGTTTTACTTCTACTGGTGTTTTTTCTTCTACTAATATTTTTTCTTGAGTATTTTCAGTATCTTCTTTATTAACTATATCTATTTGTTTTTCAATAATTTCACCAATTTGTTTTGCATCTACACTACGAACTTTTTTAAATACAAAATAACGATTCATAAAGGATATTTGTTTTTCCTCAACCGATATATTTGGTGCATATCTATAATTAGGTTTTACATTTGGTCGCATAACAATTTCTTGTTCCATTTGTGTAAACATTTCATCAAATAATCCAGTACTATTAGGTAAATTCATATGGGTTGCTTCATCCTGTGTAATTAACACAAAACCATAGTCTTCCATTATTCTGGTTAAATATGTAAAATTTACCAAATATTCACGGAATACTTTTTCTTTGTTGATACTTTCCTGATAAATATCAATTCCATACCCTAAACTTAATTCATCATCAGGAAATCCAGTTTTATCATATTGTTTTATAATTTCATATATTTTCTCTCCGCCTTTTAAAATAGTGATACTTTCTTCCTTTTCTTTATTTCTAAGTAAATTAAATACAGTTTCGCCATCATAACAAGTTCCAATATAGTATCCATTAACCTTTGTACATTCTGATAAGTTTCGTAAGAAACTATGAACAGTTTTGTTATCTTCAAAGAAATAATGCATTGCAAATTGACATGAACTAATATTAAACCCAGAACTTCCTATACCATAATTTTTATATACACCTTTACCTAATATAGTTGCATCTTTTGGACCTGTACCAAATACAGCACTTATTATTTGCTTATCTTTTTGACTTGTATTAATATCTTCATTTGTTATTATATTTTTTCCACTATCACTCTTTATAAATAAAGCATCGGGATATTGTTTATTCTTTTTCTTTTCTTGTATATATCGTGCACATATACCATTATTAGCATTATGAATATTATCGTAAGCATAATCAATACCAAATACAAATTTTAATTTCGCATATTTCCATTTCGCCAAATCACCACCAAGCCCACATGCATAATCAATTAATGTATCATCACGATTAGACACTGCAGATATTAGTTTAGATTTTACATATCTATTATGAAAATCACGTAATGGTTGAGTAGTAGTTTCTTCATTCGTTTGACTATAATATACATCATCATTATCAACTGCTCTTTCTGCAATATTTTCACCAGTAGTAATCATTTCTTCGGTAATTGGATTATGAATAGATTGCCAATTACTATTAGCTACATGATATGGATTTCCATAATTTTTTGTAACACCACCTAATAATTCTGCTGTTTTATCATATCTAACCTTAATTGGTACCCATTTCCATGTTGATTTATTTGTAATTACATATTTAAATTCTACAATCATATTCTCTGTAAATATATCACCTTCTTCTGTTTGCATTATATGTTTTCCATTTTTTTCAACTAACATAATATTAGTTAGATGTGCATATGGGTCACGCGGTTCTGTGGGATGAAATGGAACAGGCTTATACTCTTCTTCACTAACATTATCACCAACACCAGATATCATATCGTCCAAAATACTTTGATACGCATTCATAATACTATGTACTTTTTCGGTATATCCTGTCATTAATATCAATGTTTTGTATTGTGATATTGTTTTTACATTATCCAATTGTTTACCATCTTGAAATATATGATGTATTTCATCTCTTTTTGCTTCATTTTTTTTTACAGACACCAAAAAGTCAATTGTATTATGTTCAGCTGGTTTCCATTTAAATGAAGATTCCCATGTTTTTTTTATTTTAGATTTTTCACCAACTGAATTAGCACCTACTGCCAAGTAAGCTGGTGTAAAAATTAAACCATCTGTATTATATTCAAATATACCATCATTTTTATTTGATAATATGGTAGAGCAACCATCGAATATAGTGTTTTTTGCGGTATCATAATAAAATGATTTACATTGAATATGAAAACCACAGGGTATTTTTTTGGAATGAACTTCTTTCGTACCCTTTTCTAATATAGAAATTGGATTTAAAACATTCACAAATTTATATAACAAAGCTAAACGATGGTCTAACTCTACCCCGGATTCTTCACCTTGGGATAAGAATGGCAAATCTCTTACCGATTTTTCATGAACATAGTATATATCAAATGCTGCATACAAATTTATAAATTTACCATGTTTATCATATTTAATTAATTCGCCATCTAAAATACTATTAAACGTGGTCTTCTCTGTTGTTTTTGTTCCAGTGAATGTTACATTCATATTGGTATCAATTAAATAAATATTACCATCTTCAGTTATATATAATAAATTTCTATCACCATCTGCTTTATCAGTTACTGTATAATGTTTACGAATATTAGGACTTAGACTATTGGTATTTTCTACCGTATCTGTTATATGTTCCATTTGTAATGTTATCGAACCAGGGCCAATAAAATGTGATGGTTTTATCCACCTCTTAATTTCCATATTTTTTTTATTTACATCATCTTCTGGTAATAATAATCGCATATATGATTGACAAATATTATCACGTACTTTGTATGATATTGGAAACCGAGTGTTTTGAATACCACAAAGTACTATACGAATCGATTTTCGTAATGCAGTCATTAATTTTTTTATATTGTCATGTTCTGTTCCAAAACCAACGCGATAATTATCTATTTCTAATTCTACTTCATATTGTTCTACATTATTAAAAAGATTAGATTCTTGTATTGTATATTTGGGTATTAATATTGGTTGATTATCCCTATCTAATGTAAAATCCGATGTTTTTATAACTGTCAAGTCGGCAAATATTGGTAATTCTGGATGACGAAACCTCACGCGATTCATAGAACGAAATGTTTTTAAGGAATCATTCCATGTTTGCAGTGTTTTACGACAAAATGGTGCATTTACCATAAAGTCTTGTTCCGTTTGGTAAGACACCTTAAAATTAAAATCAGGTACTCTTACTTTATTAATATATTCACCAGAACTTTTTGTTGCAGTCTGTTTTTGTGTGAACTTAAGTTTATTAAATAGAGTAGATGGCATATCTATTAGTTTTTGCATACTATTTGTACGACAATATTCCTGAATTAAATCCAAACCAGTTATTTCTGCTCTTAAATTAGAGGTTTTTTGTATACCGTCCTTGTTAATATACTGATTTTGTATACGTAACATGTGTATTCCATCATCTATTTCAGGAACAAACCCGTTTGCATATAATTGTTTTACTACATTATCATAGTCTATTTTGGAAAGTGGCTTTGAATGTTTTAGATCTGTATTAAACCTAATTTCAAGTTCACTTATTTTACCATTTGTACTCAACATTGGATTACTGTCTAAATAGTATTGAACTATTTGTTCAAACTCTTCCTTTTGTTGATGTGAGGGTTTATGTAGATATTGTTTGGGGTTCTGATGCTGTGAATCCATTTTTTGCATAGTTTTCCCAGACATTATAATATATTGTATATAAATATAACATATATTATTTCTATTTCAATTTTCTAACAGTATTTATCTTGATATTATATTGTAAATCCTGTTACAAACTCTCTTAGTAAGTTGTATAAATCTGTCTTTTTATATTTTTCGGTATTTTTGTACATTCCAAATTGTTTTACATATTGTTCTAACTTATCCACCTTGTACGACCCTATTGATTTTATTGGTTTCTCATTATTTTCTATCAAATAACTTGTGTTACGAATATCCGCAATTTCAAACTCCAAAAGCGGATCTATTTGCATACTATAATAATTTTTATCGTTTTTATAAAATAAATATGTTTTGGCATCATCTGTCGCATTTGTAATAAATTCAAATCGCAAATTTTTTGCATCATTCATAATAATTATGTTTATATTGTAATAGACAGTTATAGAGATAAGACATAAAATATCCGTTTTATATGGATTTGTCATCAAATCTGATAATATTTCTGATACATTAGCCTTTGTTGTTTTATGATTTGAATTTTTTATTTTTGATGGATTAGATGTAATTTTCTTGGATAATTCTTGTTTCCATTCTATTTCACGAGTATTATGATTATTACGAATTACATTATATTCTTTATATTCATGAATCGCTATGTAAATACACCAAAATAATGAATCTCGTTGAGATGGTGATATAATATTTTTTTCTATTGATTTCGTTTCTTGTATATTTTCATTTGTTGTTGTACTAATATCTGTTAAATCAACTGATGTATTTGCATCGTTTCTACATTCTTTATTATTAATTGTTAACATATAAGGAGTTAAATGACATATCAATTCATCTATATTTTGCCCGATACATACATTGTTATTTACTTGAAACATTTTATTGTATATAGTACTTGTCATTACCGGGTTACTTCGCTATAAGATAATGTAATGTTATCTTTATCTTCTTTATTATTAAATAATGCTGTCTTGAATTCTTCTTTCTGGTATTCTGTTGTTTTTAGAGTTTCTTCTTGTTGTTTTGTATATTCTATATATTTTTGGAGTTCTTCAATTACTTCATTAGTTATATAAGTTAAATTTATATATACTCCACTTTTATTTTCATTTAGTTTACATAAGTTCTTTGATAAAATACGCAACACTTCTATTTGATGATGTTTATTCATTTGTTCAATAGACATTTTTAGCGTTTCTAATAATTCAGTATTATCCATCATTTATATAAATATATATATTGGTTTTATATAGATTTGATTAATACTTAATCATATGACATATAATTCAGCAAATAATAAATTTAAATATACGCTTACTAATAATACCAGTTATACCGTTGAACAATTAGACCATGATATCATTTTAGATTCATTTAATAGATGGGATAGTCTTGTTACAGTTGATAGTCGTCACGGTTCTTCATATCAAATTACAATTAATATTACGATTGACCCTTTAGGTATTAGTATTTTGGGTGGAGCATGGATTGAGTATGTAAATAAACTTACAACGGGAGGTACAACAGGTTCGTTTGGTGATATTGTTCCTTATGTTGGAAATATAACTATTAATAGTAGTAAAATGTATACATTAAAAACTACAAATCATAATGGCGGAAAAAGTAGTTTGTATCATGTATTATTACATGAAATTGGACATATTTTAGGTATTGGTACATTATGGTGGGATGGCGATGAAATAAGAACTGGATCTCCATTAACAAGTTACGATGATAATGGTACTACCAAATATTATTATACAGGTACTAATGCATTACGTGAATATAAATCTTATTTTGCATACTATAATGGGTCTTATAATGATTCATTTGTTGGAATACCTATTGAAGATAATGGTGGTTCTGGTACTGCTGAAGGTCATGCTGAAGAAGGGGTTTCACCAGTTTCATCGGATAACCGATATATAAATGGAATATTTCATCCAGGATTAGGTACAGAATTAATGTCAGGATGGTTGGATGAGGCTCCCGCTTCTGCACCACTTAGTAAAATTACCTTGGGATTCTTAGAAGATATGGGATATACAGTAAATTATAATCTCGCTGATTTATATATAATGTCTTGGCCTTCAACTACAGATGCTAATAATTTAGAACAAACCTTTATTCAAGGGTTTTTAGATATAAGTGGCGGTGATATTATTAACCGTAAAGGAGATTTATCTATATTAGATGGTACAATGGATGTAAATGGAGATGTTTCGTTTAATTCAAAATTATCCGTCGGCGGAGATGTTTCATTCAATAATAGAGTTGATATTTTTGGCAATTTGTATACACAGAAGGTAACAATCAATGCCAGCGATGACCCTGAAGATAGTGACCCATCATTAAAAGTATTTGGTGATATTGATTTCACAGGTAACCTTTTAAACGATGGTAATCAATTTGTTGGTGGAGCTACCGACCTTAATGGACTTTCTGATGTTAAAGTGGGAGGTGATAATTTCACGAATGGTTTATTAATCGGTACTACCCATACCGGTGAACTGAATACCGCTAATAATAACATTGGTGTTGGAAAAGATGCATTGTATCATATTACGGAAGGTGATGCTAATGTGAGTGTGGGGGGTATGTCACTTTATAGACTTACTGGCGGAAGTAGTAATACTGCAATTGGATATAATGCAGGTCCTTATGTCTCCGGAAATTCAAATACTGTATCTATAGGTACCAACGCCGGTGCCATTTCCACTGGTGGAAATAATACTTTTATAGGTGCCTATGCAGATGTAGATATTGCCTATGCAGATGATACTGGTGTAACTGATTTAAGCAATTCAGTAGCCATTGGATATAACGCAAAAATAACAGAAAGTAACCAAATTATGTTGGGTACTGCAAATGAAACAGTAGTTGCACCTGGACGAGTTGATATTTGTGGTAATTTGTATGCACAATATGATGACCAAAATCCTACCATTCCACAAGGTGCTATTATTGGTGGAATCGGTGGTGGCACTGAATTTCCACATATCACAATCAATCCCATTGATGTATCTGTATCTGTTAATGGTATCCAAGCACTTAACGAATACTTGACATTTACAATTCCTCACACAATGACAGCATTGAAATATTTTTGTACATCACACGCAGCTATGATTGGAGATTTTGATATTGGAGAATATTCAGCCACGGAAACAGATAAAACATATTATGTTAGAATGGCGGCTTCAAATGCTGACCCCTATTATATATTCAGTGATACTCCTAATGGTACAGCATTAAATGATACAGCAGCAGCTGGTAGTGGTACACAATTAACTTTATACAAAGGAAATACATATAAATTCATTATGACAGAAACAACTACTCATCCATTTATAGTCGGTGATAGTGCTGATCCAGATTTAACTACTGGTATAAAATTAGAAAGTACTGGTACTGGTGGAGCAACAACATCCACATATAGAGAGCCTTATCCATTACATATTAATGGCACAGCAAATATAGAAAAGAATTTAAATGTTGCCAAAAAATTAACAGTATCTGGTCCAATTATACAATGGTAATTACAACACAATAAAAAATTATTTACACTATAAATAATTTTTATAATTAGTTTAATCTTCATAAATAGATAATGGCGGTAAAGACCCACCAGTTTTTTCGTTTCCATCTTTCGGCGGTCTTGGTTCAGTCAATTTTGCAATAGCACAAATGTAAGGGTCATTTAATTCAAAACGCGTACCAATAACATTTACTAATATTTTTTCATTTTCAGTAACATTTGCAAATTTTGTGTTTGTAAAATGATGGTCACGTGCAATAAATACAGTGACAGGAACCGACCCATCTTCGTCAATTACCTCAGCATGAATACCCGCTTTTGTAATTGTTTTTGCTACACAATTCATCAACATACCTTCGACTGGATGACATACCATGCATTCAAATACAACCTGAAATTCAACTTTGTCACCACGAATTGAACCACTTGAATAATTTATGATACGAATAGAATTTGGTTTTAATATACCTTCGGCAATACATTTACCAGTTGTTTGATATAGAATTTCTGTTTCAAGATTTTTCTTCACATTTTTACCAACTTCTGTAATCATAAGATATACTTTCTGTGTTAAAACAGATGAATTATATACACCGTGTATTTTTTCAGTAGTTGATGGTTTATTCATATTACTATAATGTCACAAAATATATTTCTATGTTATTTACAGAAATATATAATCAATTTTTTAAAAATTATATTTTGGGTATATCATTAGCTAATGTTTGTTCAAGGTCAAAGAACCACATTTTATTTTTATTATGGGGAGACTCATTAAAATATCGCATAATCATTTCCAACATTACACATATACCTTTTCTCATAATATTTTTAGCATTTGTATTTAGATTATACGTAATATGACCGCCTTTATCTTCGCGTATGGGGTATGGATTTTTAGCTAAAACCTTATTATTTAAAAATTTGATAATTTCATTTTTGCCCATAACATTACATTTAAATCCCTTATTATTAGACGTTTTCGTTGTAATATCCTTTAATTTAAACTCAATCGTATTCTTCTTAAATAAGTGCATAAATCCAATAAAATCTTGCATTTGTTCTTTAGTTATGGAATATTTACTTTGTAATTGTTCAGTAAAACTACGTGAAACAGTTAAACTTGCCTTTTTCCAATTACGTGTTTCTTGAACCTGTACATACAAATCAATATGTTTTGCAGAAGCGAGTGCAATACCCCGTTTGAAACCATTAATATCATCTTTTATCATTATTTTTTCATCAAAATAGGATGTTACATATTTTGCAATATTCTTATGTACAATATCATTGGGCAATACATCTATCAAATTAGAATTCTCTATTTCATATAAATGAAACAATATTGTTAATTTATCTTCAATGTCTTGTGTATCTAACCAATGATAAATTGTATATTTATCTATTAAATCAACTGATATATTGATATTATCATGTAATTCATTATAAATATAACCTAAATGTTTATACCAATCACTTTCAGCAGTATCCATAATAATTTTGTTATTAAAATTCGTCTTTTCATCTTGTACAACCGTTAATGAATAATCCAATTTTTTTAATAATAATTCAAAAGAATTTTGTATTTTTTGTATAGCAATTGTAGGGGATGATTTTTTTTCTATAACTTTGTTTGAAATCTTTATATCGTCATTGACCTTTTCCTTAGGGAGTTCCATATACATTTCAGTTGGTTTAAATTCAACAGGTACACTTCTATCTAATATTGATGAATGATTATCGCTTATTTCGACTGGTTGATACCCATAATAATCACCTGAATTTATCAAATTCCCCTTTCTACCGTATTTATCTATAATATAATTGTATTGGTTCTCAATAAACATAGATAATACATAATCTATTTGCTCGGTTGGGTATGGATTTGCGATTTGAATAGATGCAATAAGTTGTTCGCGTTTATAAAATGGCTGTTCCTTAAATAAATCACGGATTCGTTTTGAAATACCCAGATAATTCATCTTTACATAGTGTTCATTATAAGTTATTTTGTTAATGTCTTCCTTTGTTATTTCTGTATTTGGAGAACATACAAAGTCACAATTCATATAATCACAAATACTGCTACCAGATTTGTCACCAATTTTATAATCTATTTCTTGATTACTTGATAATTTCAATTGAATCGTTTGATTTTCTGCAAGTGTATTTAATTTTTCTACGGTTAACTCTGTTTGGCCTATATTCAATATACAATCAACCGCGGTTTCTTTCAAAATTCTGGTAATTTTACCAATTTGTATAGCTTTTTTCTCTGCATAACGATATACATATAAATCGGCGGTTTCTGTATCATCCACTGCATTTGTTGCATGTAAATATATTTCTACATTGCGTTCTTCAAATGGTAACATACAATGACTTAAATTACGTACACCACGACCGAGTATTTGTTCTATACGATTCATATTATACCAAGGTTCTAACATATGTAGTTGACGAATATTTTTAAAGTCTAATCCCTCAGCGGCTGCTTTGGTTATTAATACTACTCTAACAAGTTCTCCATTTTTATTCTCTGGACTGGTTATATATTTCAAATCAGCAAGATTATTTGGCGAAAATGATTTATCTCCTGTAATCATTACATATTTGGCTGGATGATAATTCTTTTTGTCACTTTCTTCCATTTCATCAATAGGTTTCAATGTAGTTGCATCAACAGGATTCGTAGGTGGTTCCTCAAACAAAGATTTTGTATGGCTTGCGAATCCATATCGAGTAAATCCCATCTCTTCTAATGCAAGTGCTATTGGAACAACTCCTCCATCTATAAATTGAGAATATATCATTATAATTCCAGTTGAGTTCTCTATTGATTTACATATGCTTGATATCTTACCGCTATATTTTCCAATATTATCCGGATGGAATATATTACCAAATTTATCCAATATTTCAGGTTTATATTTGAAATTATGACGAAGTTCAAACGGGGTTCTCGTTGTCTCATAAGAAACAATATGAGATAATCCAGTTTTACCAATCATATTATTTATAATTCTCTTATTTGTCTGGGTGGTTTCTAAATCGGTTGGTTTCGCTACTGCATCATTTTCATTTTCATTTTCATTTTGTAAAGAAGGTTGAGATACTACAAACTCTGGATTTGGAAAAATAATATTTAAAGATTGTAAGGGTTCTCTTAAATAAGTATACCCAAATGATTCCATGTTCTCAAATGAAGGCATTTCTTTAACATTTCCATAAGCATCTTTAACAGATATTGATGTTTCTAATAAATGTTTAAGAATAAATTGGTACGCATTGTTTTGGTATTCACCAATTACATTCATATATAAAGGTGTTTTACTCGGTTTATCGTCAATTGGCTTGTTATTCATTTGAGTTGATGGATAATTATCATATTGAATCATTCGTCCAATAGAAAAATCATTAGGATAAATACGATACGGAAATGTATACGGATTTTCCCCTCTAACATACGAGATATATCCCGTTAATTTACGTCGTAATAATTCTTCTCCTCCTTCAATAACAGTCCCGTCTTCCAGTGTTTTTGGTTCTACCATAGTACCCTCATTCGTAAAGACATCAGTTTCTTCAATTAAACTTCTCTTATCAACAGCATTTAATAAATTGGTTAGCCATATAATTTCACGTTGATTATTAAAAATAGGAGTAGCGGATAATAATAATAAACGGATATTATCAGCATATTTACAACACCTCATTAACAATGATGCTGTTTTTTTTGCTTCTTTATTATCTTGCATAACCCTAATGTTATGTACTTCATCAATAATAACTAAACGGTTATTAAAAAGTGAACGAATTAAACTAATTTCTTGTTGTTTTATTTGTTTACTTGATAAGTTAGTATTAGCATCTACACGGGTTTTACGTTTAATATAATTAGCAAGTTCTCCATAACCCATAAAAACATAATACTGAGAGATAAGTGTATTTATCTGTGAAACAACTTTAGACTTAGGAATATTCTGTATTTGTGAAGGATTTATTTCTTGTAATAGGGTATTACCGATACATGTATTTAAGTTCCAAATTCCACCTTCTAATTTAAGTTTTCGTTCATCAAATAATTGTAATCGAAAATTATTTTGAACATTTGGTGATGCAATAACCATTATACGTTGTGTAATACCAATCTGTTTCATATAATCACGCATTTCTTCCGCAATACCAATAGCACTACATGTTTTACCCGTACCTAAACCATGATATAAAAGCAAACTGTTATATGGTGTTTGAAATGAAAGAAAATTTTTAACAAATAACTGATGAGGCATTAACTCAAAATCTGCATTACACATTTTTTCAGCTTGTTTTTTTATATCGTATATTTTACCGTCATATTGAGTATCATTAAATTCTTTTCTCTTTGCAATTTTAATATTAAAATTAGGGTCGTCAATTTCTGGGTATAAAAAATCATAATTATCATCAAGTGCAATACTTTCGCGTTGTGCTAATTCCTTTTTATGTAAAAAATCGTTATGCTCTTTTGAAACAATGTTTGTAGGGGCAACCCCGATTTTATCTTGTATTTTTTGTTGATTTACAGGAATATCTATTTTATTTGAAGAATCAGGTAATTCATATTGTGATTCATCAATATTATCAATATGTTCTACTGGTTTATCATCGTTACCAATTTCAAAATCTTGTAAATCATCATTAGTATCTAATTCGGGTTTAGTGGTTTCTGGAGTAAGGCTATCTACAGTAGGTATTTTTTCAACAACTGCTTCCTTTTGGCTTTGTATAGTTTCAATATTTTCTAAATAAATTATTTGAATAATAAGTTCATCGTTTAATGTACCATAATAAGTAGAATTACTAACCGCTTTTGTATGTTTTGATTTTAACTCTGTAATAATGGTTTTAAGTACATTCGCAGTAATAGGTTTGTTATTAATCCTACCATTCTTTAAAAAAATAATACGGTCTATATTTTTATTTAACAAATCAATATCATAAGTTTTATTACGATTGCCATCTATTTTTAATATCGTGGTCTTATCGTTAGATACTAAATTAATATCAGTTAACTTATAACAATTATTATTACTATCACATCTATATCCACTTGGGCAACGTTTTTTATCTTCACATGTATATTCTGGTAGGGTAATTGGTATATCAGGTTGTGATTGTGATTCATTAATAGGTTCGTTAAATGGATTCAATGCTGATATTTTATCTACTATATTATCAAGAATACGCGGTTCATCAGGTTTAATAGTTAGTTTTCGTCGTGTTTTTCTATTTGTCTTAGAAGTATTAACATCTGATTTAATTTTACGACTTGCCATGTAAAATATATGTATGTATATATTTTACACATATATTTCATTTATCTTGTTTATACACCATTTGTTATTTGATGATATATGTTGACTCACTAAATTTATCATAACGTTAGAATAGGATAAATCTATATAAACGTTTTCTTATGATTAATTAATGTATTATTAATGTGAGTAAGTAATCGCTTTTTTTCTAAATTATAAGGTCGCATAGCTGAAATACAATTATCATATGTTTTCCACTCCATTTTACTAACCTCTGAAATTTCAAAATTTTGTATATTTTCACTATGTTCATATGGAATATATGCCAAATAATATTTATGTTTATAAGACTTATAATTAGAACCTGTATATATTTCCTCATATGGATAAATATTATGTATACTAATTAAACAAGAACGATTAATACCGGTTTCTTCACAAAATTCACGAACAGCACAGTCATAATCTCTCTCTTGAAAATTTCGTCGGCCTTTTGGAAATCCCCACTCAGGGTCAGTCCATTGTGTGTATGATTTAGTTTCCTCTATTAGACTCTGCAGTGTATAATCCTGATTATTAAATGATATACCTTTTTTTAATAATTCAAACTTATCTCGTGAACAATTTTCTTCATGTTTATACTGGTTATTACAACCAGTATCTCCCCAAATATGTTTCCATAACTCAACAAAAGACATTGTCATTAAGTAGTGTTTTTCACGAATAGTCATTTGTTTTAACATATTTATAATATAATCTTTATTATTTATGGAATACTTACCACGCATAAAATCAATAAATCCAAATGTGTCTTTACGACAAATAGATAAATATTGCAATTCTTTATTTACGATACGAAATGCAACTATACCTATACTCATAATTGGTAATTTACATAAATGATAAACATGTCCATACTTTCCACAATTATTACAATAATTTTCACTCATTTTTTATTATAATTGGATAATACTAAGTAATTATAATAAGGTATCTTTATATATTATCACACCAATGTTTTTTGATCCATCTGTATGGGGACCTCATTATTGGTTTTTTTTGCATACCGTAGCAGAATCATATCCGGAATATCCAAACGAAGTGATAAAACGAAAATATTACGATTTAATCCAGAATATGCCGTTATTTATACCAATAAGCGAGATTGGTGATAAATTTAGTAGTATATTAGACAAATATCCAGTTACACCATATTTATGTTCTAAGAAATCGTTTGTAAGATGGATGCATTTTATTCATAATAAAATAAATGTATCATTAAACAAAACAGAATTATCCATGCCAGAAGCACTTGAACAATATCGTAATAAATATAAACCAAAACCAGTATATTTAGCGGAACAAATAAATTTAAGAAAACATTATTTATATGCTATTTTCATCATTATTCTATTTGTTCTAATTTATATGTATTATGAATAATCCAATACAGAGAAACTTATTCTCTTGATAATATAAATATGAGATTGGAACTATATATTATACTGATTGCTGGATTTATAATTGCAAATATTTATACCGATGGCAAATATACAAAAATGTTAACTTTTGGAAAAAAATACTATCAAATGGCAGGAGTTGCATTTGGTGCATTAATGATATACATTTTATTTAAAAAGAATCCATTACGTGCTCAACAAATGATTGGTGCATCTAATGAATATTTACGTTATTTACCGATTGACCGTAATACATCTAATATGATTTCACCTATTTTGGATTTTACAAGCAAACAAAATATGGCTCCTGTACAAAATGGGGGGCAATACAATAATCCTATTGTTTCCATGCCAGAATCATCTAACATGTATGCAGAGAACCGTATAATGAATTCAGGTAAAAAATCTACAAAACGGTCGGTTAGTGAAACAAAAAAGAAATTTGTTGCATCAAGACAAGATTGGAAATGCGGAGATTGTCAAACACAATTAACCGCGTGGTTTGAGGTAGATCATAAAGTACGATTAGAATATGGCGGTAGTAACCATGTAGATAATTTAGTTGCATTATGTCGTGAATGCCATGGAAAAAAAACAACAATGGAGAACCTATAAATATATTTGTTATTCTAAGTAACAAATATACAAAATAATATAAGACATTTAATATATATAAGTGTTATTAAAAACAATATGAATACTGTTGAAATTCTTTCCCATAAATATTCAATACTATTACTTAGTTTTATTATTATAGCGATTACCACATATGATGGTATTAATAAATTAAATAGCGAAGAACCTGACCGAGAAAACATTAAAATAAATATGGTGGTTATATTTATATCACTATTGTTTGGTGCAGGATATTATAATTATAAATCACTTTCTTCATCATCTAATTTAATATATAACCAATTATTTACATTTTTTTTATTTATAGCATTTATATTTTTGATATATTGGTTTACTACACTTGATATTAAAACATTTACTACATTTACTTACTTGTCTTCTATTGTCCTTATATTAATTACAATCGTTGCACTTTCTATTATTTTTATTATGCTTAGTAATTGGTTAAAGTCATTACATGGATGGACTGGATTTTTCGTGAATTTCTTATTTTATATCCCATGTTTATTGAACACATTTGTATATTATTTAATTAGTGAATTTAAATTAACAACAAGTCCTGTATTAATTCTATTCTTTATTGAAATACTGTTATTATTGTGTTATTTATACATTCCTGAAATTGTTAATCATATTACCAATAAAGATGGTACATTACTTCATAATACCAATACATTAGCCAATGGAGATATTGAAATTCAAGATACATTCTTTTTAAATGCACAAAACTCATTTTCACTTGACGAACATGTAATGCCCGATATGAAATTTCAAATCAATGGAAATAGAAACAAAACTACCTTTCAAAATTATGCCATTTCTATGTGGACATATGTGAACGCACATGGAAGTAATAAATTAGCATATAATACAGAATCCTTAATATTTGATTATGGTGACCGTAAACCGAAAATAACTTATTATAATGGTGATGACCAAGATACACGTGATAAATATCGTATTTACTTTACAAATAATACAACATTAAATAAAGACGGTGATGATAACAACGACTTCAAAGAATATTATGAAATGAAACTACCATTACAGCGATGGAATCATTTAGTGTTTAATTTCAGTTCAACCCATGCGGACTTATTTGTGAATGGTCATTTAGAACGTACATTTTCATTTGCTGATGGCAAAATGCCAACATTTTCTAATACAGATGTAGTTACCACGGGGAAAAATGACGGATTACATGGAGCTATAAGTAACATTCGCTATTATACAAAAACATTAAGTAAACATAAAATTACAAATATGTATAATATTTTTATGAAAAAAACACCACCAACATTTAATATGTAAGCATTTACTATATAATAAAATGAATGCAATTGCCATAATTTTAGCAATAGTTGTAATATTGTTATTTTACATATTGTATCGTTTCTTCATGTTAAAATCAACTGAATTAACCCAAACGGCCAGTTTACTGGATTCAAATCCTTCAATTCCCATAGAAAATAAACCTACCAGTACACGTTATTCATATGGTATTTGGATTTATGTTAATTCTTGGAATTCCAGTATAGAGAAAACTATTTTTGAAAGAACTAACAACATCAAATTATATTTTGCTGATACAGCACCCGTTTTAAAATGTGATATTACCATGGATGATGGTCAAACATTAGCCGCTGGTGCATCTGCACCAACTACTACTCTTGAAATCACAGATAATTTCCCTCTACAAAAATGGGTACATATTGTCACCAGCGTAGATAATCAATATTTAGATGCATATTTAGACGGTAAATTAATAAAATCCGGAAGATTATATAGTGAAGCGGTTGTTGCTGAAGGTAGTACACCGGCTTCTCCTGAAAGTACACCAAAAACTCCTGCAGATCAAGCTATGACTATTGGAGGAGGTACTAACTACGATGCATACATTGCAAAATTCAATCATTGGTCATTACCCCTTGACCCACAAACAGTTTGGTCAATATATAATGAAGGTAATGGACAAAGTGGTATGAATAATTATATTTCTTCGTATGGTATTGATTTATCAATACTCAAAGATAATGTAGAACAATCAAAATACTCAATATTATAAATTATTATCAAATCGTTTTATAGTTATATAATATATTAAACGATTATGAATACACAACCAAATATACCGACTACATCTACTAATATAGAAATGCCACAAAGTGTTCAAAATATTGGAAACAATATTAGTGAATCTGTAAATAATTTATCTGAATCTGTTAAATCAAGTCTTGATGGTTTTTCACAATCAGCAGATGCTGGCATGGAGGCGTCAAGTGGATTCCTATCATCAAATACAATTATTGCAAAATTTGTATTTCTTATTTTAATCATCATTGTTTTTATTATCTTGCTGAATTTAGGAATTTTGGCTATTCAATATTTTACAAATCCGTCTGGAAGCAGTCCATACCTAATTGATGGTACATTTAGTGGAAACCAACAAGAAACCATTAAACAAGACCCTAACGCAGCAGACTCTATTTTAATTAAACGTTCAAACAATCAATCCAGTGGTATTGAATTCTCATGGTCTACTTGGATACAAATTGACGAATTAAATGTCGGGGACAAACATCAACATATTTTCCATAAAGGTGTTAATGAATTTGACTCGACTGGTCTTGCAAAAATTAACAATGCTCCTGGATTATATATTAAAAATCTACCAAATGGTACCTCTACAAACACCGCTACATTGAAATTAGTTATGTCAACAACAAGTACTAATACTGATTTTATTGAGATTGATGATATTCCATTGAAACATTGGGTTAATATTATTGTTCGTATGAAGAATACAACATTAGATGTTTATGTTAATGGAACTGTTGCAGGCCGATTAAATCTACGAGAAGTCCCATTACAAAATTACTATGATGTACATATTGGTCAAAATAATGGATTTAATGGTAAAATATCAAATTTAAGATATTACGATTATGCATTAAATATTTTTGAAATAAATAAAGTCGTTGCTGCTGGTCCAAATCCTAATGCTGCAAAACAATCACAAAAATTACAAGATAGTTACTTTTATTTATCACCTTCTTGGTTTACTGCAAAATTATAAAATTTCTTTATATATGTTAAATGGCTGACCAAAGTATGATTGATGCACTATGTTCCCAACGAAAACAATATCAATTATTTAATAAACCACCAATACGATATAATCCACCAAACCCATATCCTGAATTTACACAAGAACAATTAAATATGCGACGAAAAGTTGAAATTCTAAAATACAAAAAAAACTCTACACAAGCTCCTCAATTAACCAAGTCACAAAAATTAAGTCAAATGCTTAAACGTACTTCCAATTTAACACGGGTTGTTTGTCCAAGTGATAAATATATACCAGTATTATCTACAGCTTCGGATATTCCAGGACCACCTGTATATTTAGTTGAAGATGATAACGTTCCATTGTATAAATATTCACAAAACACAGATGTATATGGTGAACAAATTGAGGTTGATGACGACGATTGGACTCTCAATGTAATTTCAAACCAAATAGTATCATCTACACAAGAGTATACTACATTTTGTAATTTAATTATTCGCCCAATTATAAAACAACCATATACAATTTTTACATTACAAACACCTGTTTTATTTCGCTTACAAGGTATTGGACTTCCTTCTTCTACAAATGGTTCTATTATTGTTCCTACAATAACACCAACAAATGGAACTATTGATAATAATAGTTTTTTAACTACATATAATGGTAATCCTGTCGCTAATAATAGTAGTAGCAAAACTACCTTTTTACAAAATAATTCTATCACAACTACATTAAATGCTCCAAGCACTGACCCTTATAATTATTTTTGTGAAGCATATATTGGATTAGTTGAATTTAGTAATATTTCATTGAATACATCACCTGGATTTGTATATGATTTTAAATTTTATTATATTGTTGATTATAAAGATGAGAATGATGATTCTATTACTGACGTTGATATATTAAATAATATACAATTTGAATTATATATAAATCTTAATGACTCATATGCTATACAACCTCAACAGAATTGTAATATAACTACTGATTTGACCAATCTACCTGAAAAAAAAGTATTGTTCTCTGGTAGTGGTTAAATCAAACTTGTATTTTTAATCATCTTTATATTCAATATATTCATCATATTTATCTCTACATAATGGACAATTATCACATTTCATTACACATACTTCACATATGTAATGAAAACAATTAGGTATAATTAATTTATCAGGAGTAATCTCTTCATAACATACTGGACAGTTTTCCAGTTTTCCTGATTCTATGTACATTGCACGAAACTTTTTTTGCATTCGTTTATAATTATGTTCTGCACGCTGGTAATTTTTGTCTAATAAATTCTCTAATGTATTAGCACGATTTGTTTTTCGTCTTAATTTTGTTTCTAAAAATTTAATTTCACGGTCTTTTTCTTCTAATAGTGTTAAGGGACGCGGGAAAGGTGTATGTGATTTATGATATACGACTTTCAATCGTAAGATTTCATCACAAATTGGTATATTTCTTATTCTTGGTAAATTTATTATTGACATATAAGATACTGGGATCATACCATCAAATAATTTGTATTTATCAAAATAATCATGAAAAGAATCAATAAAATCACTTAATACGGGTGTTTCTTGAGTACAATATATAGGTTCACTATCAATCCATGTTTCTTCGCCATCCTCACTGCTTACTGTTCTATCAAAATACGCACTAATAATTGAACTAGGTATAGTTAACTCATATTCTTGTATACATTTATTTTTGTTTGAAGTAACTGAAATCAATTCATATGTTGAAATATTATACTTTGTTTCTTCATTTGGAATCGAAGTTACTGTTACATCAGATAAGAACATTTCTATTGCATTACGGAACAAATCATCTCGTGTTAGTTTAGGCATTGTCTATTAATTTAATATTGTAAACTATATTTAATTTTATTCAATTTTTTGTTTTTCTATATAACTATAGTATATAATGCCTCGTTGTCCACCTGGAACTCGCAGATGTCCTCCAAATGTTGGAAAATGCCATAAAACTGGTAAAACTGGTAAAACTGCTAAGAAACAACCAAAATTAAAGAAATCGGTTGAAAAAACACCTGAAGTTGACCCCACTAAGGTGAAACGTAGTTGGATGGAACACTTAAAATGGTGTTCTAATCATTTTAATATTAAGTATGGTAAAGCTATGACTGATGAGAGATGTCGCCAGATTTGGAAAGACACTCGTTAAGATGATTTTCTAAAAACTTTATTTCATACGTATTACTCATTTCAAAATTATTTGGATATGACTTGACATCAAACTCATATTCTTGTGTCTTACATAATATACAATACATCATAAACTCGCACATTTCTATATATTTACTTACTGAATCATAATAAATAATACAATCTTTTATATTTGAATTATAAAAATATTGATCTAATAATAATTCCGGGTTGGATAAATGTATTTCAGGTTCATATATATTTTTTTCATCGAGATATTTTGTAAATATTACATACATTGATTTTATTTTTATAACAATTTTTTTATATTTTTCTATTATCTCATCTGTTGGTGTATAAGTACCTTCTAATTTTATTGTTTTTCCACAATGGTTTAATATCCATTTTAAATCTGCTAATATTATTCGGGTTATTAATGTATTATCAATACCGACAGTAAAATTATGTAACATATTTTTTTCATTATTATATTTTTGTTCTTCTTTTTTACACTCTACTAATTTTTCATATATTTCATCATTTGACCAGTTATATATTTCTGTATACTTTGTTAATATATCCTGTATTAAATTACATTGTAACTTTTTTACATTTAATGTTTGATTCGTTTCTTCTATTATAAATTTTCTTTCATCTACGGTTAATAATTCATTAGAGTAACTACCACCACGAACATTATCTATTCCATAACATTTCATATATTTTTTTACAAAATAATTTATTTCATCATCTTGACATATTGATATTGTTTCTATTATACGATTTGGCTTATATTTTGATAAATATTCATTTATCAATTCACATTCTGTTAACACAATGTGCATATCTACTTTATCATGAGTTGATACATGCAAAAATAACTTGTCCTTCTCTAATAAAATTATATGTAAAAACATTTGAATAAATAATATAATATTGAAATATCTATATTATTTTAGTTCTTCATACATTATGCATGTGTATGTGTAGTAATATTACGAGTAGGGTTTAAACACATATGTTGTGTGGGAAATGTTTGACCAGACATGCACTTACTTTCATCATCTACTTCAATACAACCACGTTTACCTTGATATTCACCAACTAAACACCAATTTGTTTTATTTGAGGTAATTGGGTTTTGAATAGGACTATTATTATCATCATCTTTGGGTGGGTTATTTACAATGGTTGATGAATTAATAGACTTATCTAATTGTTGAACGGCATTAGAATTTACATTCTTACGACTTGCATCCTTAAGTAAATCTGCTGCTGATTGTATTGTATCGCCTGCAATATCTATACCGGCTTTTGCTACATCGGTTGCTACATCTGTTGATTTATCTATTACTGTACCTGCTGTATATCCAAATACAGATAACACTTGTGTAAATAATGGACCAAATACATTACTTATCGTTTGAATAATATTATCAAGTGAAGATAGTAAATTTATACCTAAAAATGATAATATCAACAATCCTGTTAATAAAAAAATTACTAAATTTTTTCCACTAAACATGTTGGATTCTGATGATGTCACTGGTACAATAGGTGATTGGGTGACACTTGCCGTTATAGGAGTTCTTGTTGTTTCAAATGATTGGTTCATATTATATACTATGAATAGCTTTTTATTCAAAGTTTAATAACTAATTAATTGTAAATGATTTAGACGTTCGTTTAGTAATAATTTATAATTTATAGTTTTATTATAATGAGTTTAATTGGAATGTTTGAAACGTTTTTATTTGTGAGTTTAGCAATTACATTTATCTTGGTAGTATTTTTAGTATATCATTTTAAAAGTCGCATTGCAACGATTGAACATAAATGTGACACGATGTTTGAAATTATTAATAATATTGTTGCAGAAATGAATCATCCACAATCAGAAATTATACATAATAGTCAACCTAATATGCAGGTGAATCAGTTTACTCCTACATTTGATAATAAAATAGATATTGTCCTCAGTGAAGATGAAGATGATAGCGAAAATGAGGATGATTGTGATAGCGAAGATGAAACACTAAGTGGCGATGAAGAGGATAGTGAAGATGAAGAGGATAGTGAAGATGAAGAGGATAGTGAAGATGAAGAGGATAGTGAAGATGAAGAGGATAGTGAAAATAATGTAGAAGAAAGTATTAATACTGATAAACGTGTTATTAATATGGATAATCTACAAGATATGGATACAATTGATACCAACTTTGATAATGATAATAATACTCACATTGAAGGTGTAGATGAAATTAATGATGCAAACGTTGAGCCATTAAATACCTATCATTTAGATATGCATGTAGAAAAAATAGAAGAACCTGTAAATAATTTAGATGATAATTCAACTGTAAGTACAAATACTGAAACAAAGCATAGTATGTCTGTATTTAAAAAAATGACCTTACCATTGTTAAAAACATATGTTATTGAAAAAGGATTAATATCCGACCCGAGCAAAATGAAAAAACAAGACCTTATTAATTTAATTGAAACAAATGATATTTAGTAATTTGACACACACCAGATAAATAAAACCATTGTATAATATATAATTCTATTGTATATTATAATGAAATTAAATAGTTCATTTGCACCCGAATCTATACATTCTGCATATCCTATAATAAAAGAAACTGTTCCAAAGTCTGAACGTGGTTATAATACAAATAATAAATATTCCAGTTTTCCTCCATTGATGAGTGATGGGCGATCAATCACTGCTACATGGCAACATGATGCTGTTGCTAATCATAAATTAGTGCAAGAGAATAATATAAAGTCAAATTGGAACTATCGTAAATTTCTAACAGATAATGCAGTTAATGTAATGGAACAAAGCTTTAGAGAAAGTTCAAATGATGTAGGATATAATTCACGATATGCTACTGCACCAAATATTCAATCAAATTTTGTCTCTAATATGGGATCTCCTACATTATATTCGTCCGTTGAACATAACCCAAAAACTCTTGGACACGCAACAAGTGATTTAAAAACCAGCTATTTAACCAGAGAAAATTTACAAGCACGTAAAATTTCCCCTGTAATTACACAAGATGAACTTATTAAATCGTTTAGTGCACCAAAACCAGAAATATAAGTATTTAATTGTTATGAAATATAGAAAGATTCACTGTATATTTCATAAATGAAAGTAATTAGTTTTGATATTGGAATCAAAAATATGGCTTACTGTGTATTATCTTCAACAGATAATCATGATAAACCAATTATAATACATGATTGGAATGTACTAAGTATGGTAGAAACTGAAAATTCAATTACTTATCCATGCAATTGTAGTATACCAGGAAAAAATAAAAAAACACCATCCAAACTATGTGGTAAAAAATCAAAATACCAAAAAGATGAACAATACTTTTGTGAAAGACATGCAAAAAAAAACACCCAATGGATTATTCCAACAAAACAACATAGTCTTAGTTATATAAAAAAGCAAAAAGTACAAGACATTATTACTCTATGTAATACACATATGTTACTTATTAAACATGATGTCAAAACATTAAAAAAGGATAAATTAGTTGAAATATTAATAGAGTTTTATCAACAACGATGTTATGAACCAATAATTGCATCAAAAAAAATAAATGCGAATGATGTTGACTTAATCTGTATTGGCAAATCTATTAAACGCCTATTTAATCAATTACCAGATATTGAAACAATTACACATGTACTTATTGAAAATCAAATTTCACCTATTGCAAACCGAATGAAAACAATACAAGGGATGTTAGCTCAATATTTTATCATGAAAAGTGATAATATACATATTGAATTTGTATCTTCATCTCACAAATTACGACAATTTAAAGATATTAGCGATATTGTACCCACCCCTACACAACATACTATAACAGATATAGATAAAACTGTGAAAAACCCTAATTATAAAAGTCATAAGAATGACGGCATTTTATATACAAATCAAATACTTTGTAAAAATGATGACTTCAGTAAATGGAGTTCTGCTATGAATACACCAAAAAAAGATGATTTAGCGGATGCATTTTTACAAGGATTATGGTATTTTAAAAACCAAAATATAATATTATATGCGGATGATTTAAATATAAAACTTGTATAAATATCATAACAATGGAAACGATTGACATTAGTTTAGATAACTTAGAGCCAATTTCACTCAATAAAGATAGTAATATGACAACTCCTTCTGTTAATTTTGGTTCAGGTATTGAATTACTCATGAATGATAAAAAAAGGAGTACTTCTGGTGATAATATTCAACTTGATTTAGGTGATTTAGATACATTAGAAAAGGAAATGAATGATTTAACTGGAAATTCTGCAGAAAAACCAGCTGCATCTACTGATAGTAACACAAAAACTCTTGGTGGTATGGCAGCGAATCTATTTGGTTTAGGCGGATTTACCAATACTGCAGATACTACTACGATTCAACCTGATGAATTACCTAATGATAATGCCAATTTGGGACATGCTACCCGCGAAAGTGCTGGTAAAACACATACATGGGATGGTTTTTCAAAAATGAATGATGTTCCTTCATCGGGTCCAGCATCTTCGTATTCATCTAATTTAAACGACCGTGAAAAAAGACGAAAAAAACGCATGATGTTGAAAAAAATGGATGAATGGTATGAGAAAGGACAACTAAAACAAGGCACACAGCTTAATATTGATTCGCCATATGATGAAATTGAAGATGAATATGAGTCAGTTATGGATGATAAACGTAAAAAAGATGCAATTAAGTTACAAGGATGGTGGATGATGACCTTTATTAATTCTTTAGAATATGGCAATGCAGTATTTAACCCATTTGATTTAAATTTAGATGGATGGGGAGAACAAGTTAGTGAAGATATAGATAGTTATGAAGAGATTTTTGCGGAACTGCACGACAAATATAAAGGAGGAAAAATGGCACCAGAATTATCATTATTGCTACGTGTTGGATTTAGTGCAGCTGTATTAAATTTTTCTAATAAAGCATTATCTACCGCAACACCCGGATTTAATGATGTTATTAAACAAAGTCCTGAGCTAATGAAAATGTTTACAAATGCTACAGTTAGTAGTATGAGCCAACAATCACCCAGTTTTGAATTTGCACAAAATTTAATGCAAGACCATAATAACCGTCCAACTGGACCACCACCGCCAGCACCTGTAAAAACACAAAATCAACCACCGCCACAACGTCCTGGTATGAATTTTACAGAAGCACAAAGTAATCGTCCTGATATAGATGCAAGTAGAGGAACTATGTTTCGTGAACAGGGAATAAATGTAAATAATAATTATCAAGGGATAAATGAACCATCCAAACCTATGGAAACCCCAAAACAACGTCCCGAAATGAAAGGCCCTCAAATGGGAGGTGATATAGATAATATTTTGTCAGGATTAAAAACCAGAACTATTAATATTCAAGAACAAAGACCTCCACCAACAGCCACACAATCTAATGCAGATGATTCATCTATGATATCAATTAGTTCATTAAATGACATGCAAAATTCTAATATACCAAAACGCACAAACAGAAGAAAAAATAAATCTGATAAAAATATTATTTCACTTGATATTTAAATTATTTAATAATTTTTTCATAAAAAAATATACAAATCATGTGTATATTTTTTGATTTTCTGGATTTTCTGGATTTTCTGGATTTTCTGGATTTTCTGGATTTTCTGGATTTTCTGGATTTTCTGGATTTTCTGGATTATTTTTCACGTAAATACATAT